GGCTTCGCCTCCTGAACTGGCGGCGCCGCTGCGGCAGGCGGGGTCTTGGGCGGCTGCTGCCGGACTGCTGCGGGGAGCATGAACACAAGCACGATGAAACCCAGGGCTGCACCGATGCCGCCGGTTCGAATTGCTCGACGCTTGGTCACTTGGCGGCCTGCTGGCGCTTCAATTGCTCTGCATAGGCGCATGCTTCGTTGTGGTTCCGGCGGAACCCGCGCACCTTGCCGGTGGCCGTTTCGACGATGTGGAAGAAACCGCGCCCCTGAGGCACGACCAGGTAGGGTTCCGCAACAGCAGGAGCCATGAGTCGCTGAGCGAACGCCATCCGAGCGAGGGCGGTCTGGGAGAGCAGGCCGGTGAGAACTTCGGTTTGTTCCTGATACGTCAGCATTGTGGTTCTCCTACGCGTTGATGGTGATTTCTTCGAGGCGCCGCACGGTGCGAGCTTCGGTGAGCCGCCGCTCGTTGCTTGGCCGGCGATTCCGGTTCATGTGGTCGTCATCGATCAGCGGGTGGCCGGCGACGAGGAAGGCGAGAACGAAGACGGCCGGCGAGATGATTCCCCTGCGGAACGCTTCGAGGACGAGCCCGCGCACGCTGCGCACGCCGAGCTTGAACTTCGCGTCGTCGAGGCGCTTTTCGACGGTCCCCGGGGCGATGCCCATGCGGCGGGCGACTTCCTTGGCGGTCAGTTCGCTGGCGCTCCATGCCGTGGCTTCGAGTTCACGGGGAGCAAGGCCGAGGCCCTGGCGGCCGATCCATCCGCCGCAGTTGATGGTTGCGTGCATGGTTGATTCCTTGGCTGCATGGGTCAGCACTCGGCGGCGCGATTGTTTGCCGATGGGCATCGCGTGGAGTGCTGGCGCATGGAGTCGAGAAAGGGGTGGTGCAGGGCGCCCGCCGCCCCGCACCTACTTACAAACCGCCTTATGGTTTGAAGCATTCTTGGCGGGACGCCTGGAGCCCGAACTCTGGACGCCCCGCTGGTACATCGCTCCCGGCCTGCTGGCGCCGGGGCGCCCAGGTCAGGATCGGCGCTGGCGCTATCAAGCACGCGCAGCGGTTCGGGCCGCTGGTGCCGGAGCACAAGGCCGATGAGGAATGGAAGGATGAACATGGTTTACCCCTGGAGTGACTCTTTCGCCTGAGCGACGAGATCCATCAACCGCTCTACCCATGCCGAGCGAGTGGTGAGGGTGATTGATTCCGGCCCTTCGGCCAGGCCTGCACGAAGTGCCGTAGGGAAGGCCTCGACGATATCGGTAGTGACCTTCAGCAGATCATCCAGAATGGCGCGCGGCACGGTTGGCTCGGCTACCGCCTTGGGGGTTACTTTGGTTCCGCCCGCCGCGATCACCTTCGCGAGCTGCTGGCCTAGCACCTGGCCGGCCTTCTCGCCGTGCTTCCTGACGACCTTCGCCGCGGTCGTCGCCGCTACCGCGCCGGAGCTGATCAACTGCTGCACATCGGTATTCGCGTTGCCTACGACCAACACCTGGTCGACGTGCTGACGGGTGCGCCCCATCTTCTGGGCGATCTGTTCGACGGTCCATCCGAACGCAATGAGCCGTTTGTAGCCGTGTGCGAGCTCCAGAGGGGACAGCTTGCGCCCCTCTTGGGAAGTGATCACGCGGAGCACGCGCTCAGCGTCGTTGCCGGCGAATGCAACGATGGGCACCCAGAACTCGCCGTTGGGGTCGCGTGGTAACCGGCCCTCAGCGTCGAGCTTGAGGTAGGCGCGCCGGCGGCGGTGCCCGTCGACAACCCACATGCCGCCGTCTTCGCGGGGGCGCACTTCGAGGGCAGGAACAATGCCGCCCTGGTGCAAGTAGTCGGCCAGATCCGCGATGCTCTGTTCGAGGTCTTCGCCCTCGGCGCGCAGGTTGAAACCGGGTTCTTCGTGAAGGTCCTCCAGGCGAGCTTTCATCGCATCTGCGCGCTTCAGGTCGCCGTCCTTGATCATCTGCTTGAACGATTTGGCCGCCATGAGGCCTCCGTCTGTTGTGATTGCGTGATGCTGTATGGGGGAGTGGTCTAGGGCGGGAGTCGAACCCGCTACCTGCATTGGATGAGCGTTCGCGTTCATGACCGCTGGCGCTCGCTGCTCTACCGCGCTGAGCTACCTAGACCACTCTCCGATACAGCCTGGCGATGGGGAGCCAGGTGATCGGGCCTGCTTTGGGGAACCCGGCAGGCGCGGACGGCTGGCTACGCAGTCCTCATGCCGGGCTTCTCTGCCGGCCCGTGCCGGCCTTCAGCAATTGGCCCGTACTCGAAGTCTGGGGGATCCATGACCCTGGGTTTATTCTCGGCAACGATCAAGCGGTTGATGTCGAACCAAAGCTGTTCGCCGATCTTTCCGTCGTCTCTGATTCCAGGGTTAAGAACTACCTGGATGCAGCCGTAGAGATCGAAGCAGACCGAGGTGACCACGCCCTCGAAGCCGGTCACGCGATCCCTGGCGCGATACCCAAGGATGGATAGGTGTTTCTGTACGCTCATGGTTTCCTCTCTTCCCGTATCAGGGCAAATGGAGCGAACGCCGGGCGCTTCCCCGGATGCGTCAGGTCTGGCTGCGCTAGCCCCTCGACTCGTTCGCTGTTCGCTGGCGGCTCACTCGTCGAATTCGACGAACTCGCCCTCGGCATTCAACTGGTACCAGGTGTCCGGCTCTACGCCGTTCTCCCCAACCTTGCTGGCGCGGATATGGATTAGGCGCCCCTCGTCGTCGCGATGGCAGAGAACGATGGCGCTGCCGGCAGACGCGCGAGCGCGGCCTTCGATACCCAGGGATGCGGCGACGGATTCCTTGCCGCTGACCTCGGCTGCCGAGTAGTTGCCGGTGTTGCTGGCTGCCGAGCGGTTGCCGGTGTTGCTGGCTGCCGAGTAGTCGCCGGTGTTGCTGGCTGCCGAGCGGTTGCCGGTGTTGCTGGCTGCCGAGTAGTCGCCGGTGTTGCTGGCTGCCGACTGGTAGCCGGTGTTGCTGGCTGCCGAGTAGTTGCCGGTGTTGCTGGCTGCCGACTGGTCGCCGGTGTTGCTGGCTGCCGAGTAGTCGCCGGTGTTGCTGGCGGTGTCGCCCACCACTGTCTGCTCAACCGAGCTGTCCAACCGAGCCATGATCCAGTCGATTGCTCGCGAGATCATGGTCGGCATGCTGATTTCCGCCTCCACCACCAGGGTTGCGCTGGCGATCTTGCTGTCATCGTCGTGACGGCTCAGTTGCCCCGAAGCCTTTACGATGGCGAATCGGCTTTCGCCTGGGGCGTAGTAGCCGAAGACATCAAGAGGGTACTCGCAGGAGTGGAAACCCGAAGCACATGCCTCTACCTCACCCTCATGCTTGTAGGTGCCGCCGATCTCGAATTGGTAGCCGCGGCAGGTCAGGTCCTGTTTGAACCCCTTGTAAGCGGTCACGACCTCTTCGGACGCAGCCTTTTTCTTGCTCGCCATCGCGATTCTCCGTTTTAGGTTTGCCCTGGGTTGGGGGATAGGGCGCCCGGATGGGCAAATGGGTTGGAGCTGGTGATGCCACGGCTATCCGGGGCGGTTGGATTTCCTCGATGCGCCTGTCTCCAAGCGCATCTGAGAAATCTTGGTGTTTCTCGCAAACCCTCACGCCGGTAGCCGGTGGCGAGCGCATTGCGCATTTCGTACCGTCCAACGGAACTCAATAGCCGGATCAACTCGGCGCCCGTTGGCTCGTCTTCAGGTTGTTAAAGAGCGGTCGGCTCGGTGGCCTCCCTTGAACCAAAAAGGTACATAGGGTGAGCTGAAATTAGTAGCTAAAAGGTACACTGTCAATACCCATGTTGTACCTTTTTGGCTCTTATAGGGATTCCGACTGTCCGGATACTGTATGCGTGTACAGTTTACGGGGTTCTTATGGCCAAGAAGCAGAAGCAGCAGACGTACGAGGTCACACCGACTGATCGCCTGGGGATGCGGGTATCCGCGATGATCAACTCACCGAAGGCGCAGGATCTGGGGAAGGTGACGATTCACCGGCTGGACACTGACCCGGCGGAAGCGTGGGATGCGGTGATGGAAGTGCTGGCTGAGACGGACGGTATCGACCTGGTGTTCAGCGACGACGGCACCGTGACGCTGAGGTGGGATAGGCAGGAACTGGAGGGGTAGGGCGGAAATGAAAAGCCCCGCAGACGCGGGGCCGTTGGGAGCAGTCAGTGTCGCCGCCGGCGCATCACCGACCACCAGAAAACCCAACCGATCACGCTGATATCGCCCGCACGCATCTGGTCCCTGGTGTACTCCTCATCGGGGTATTCCTCCCGGTTGTAGCTGCGCAACCGGATGCCGCCGCCAGGCAGTCGATAGACGAACTTCACCCGCAGCAGGTCATCATGCTTCAGGGCGTAGATCTCGCCGTCCACGATCGTGTTGACCGAGAGATCGACGCCGATGATCGAGCCGTCTGCAATAAGCGGCTCCATGCTGTTGCCTGTGACGTTCACGCAGACAGAGGTGCTCTTGTCGACGGCAGCCTCGCGCAGAGTTGCCTTCGGGAATCGAATCTTGCGCTTGGCCAATTCGAGGTCAGGCACTCGCCCACCGCCCGCCGCTATCTCGACCTCATCGAAGTATGGGATTTCAACCTCGTCCGGCGCGAGCGGGTCTCCGTCTGACCACGCCGATAGGGACTCCAGATTTCCGCCGGAGCGATACTCGGCGGTCGGCTCAGCCACCCGCTGGTGTTGTTCCGGGGTGTGCTGAATGTCGAGCCAGCCGCGCGGCATATTGAATTTCTCCTCAATGTGCCTGGCCAGCTTGTTGCCGATGTTCTTGGTGGGGTTCGAGCCAATCAAGCGGCTCACCTGGGTTGGCTCGCGATCTATGCGAGCAGCGAATGCGACTGTGCCGCCTTCCTTTTCGGCCAGTGTTAGCGCGTTCGCACGGCGGATTGTCGTGATATCGATCATCTATCCATTTCATCATCTGTACCTAAAAAGTACAGAACCTTGACGGTACACAACCTTTTCACCATGATTGTACCAAGGAGGTACATTTATGGCCGTCGAGACACCCCAAAGCACCCACGCAGAAGCGCTTCGGGCCTTCTGGAAGTCGCTCAGCATCCAAGAGCGTGATGACGCTGCGAAGGCGCTCAGCACGAGCGTTGCGTACCTCAGGCAGGTTCTGGCTTGCGGCCGGACTCCAGGGGCGGCGCTGGCGCGTGATCTTGAGCGCTTCTTTGGTGCTCGCATCACTCGCCACCAGCTCCGCCCAGACCTCTACGACGCGCCAGCAAGGCCTCGGGGCCGGAGTGCGGCATAGCACGTAGCAGATGTTACGGAGAGGGGGCTGGCGCTGCGTAGTCGGCTGCGACCCCTGTTCGGGCATCCAGTAGAGCAGACAGCAAAAAGCCCGGCGGCTACCGGGCTTTTTGAGGAGGCACCGGAAGGCGGTGCCGAACATCCAACGGAGACGAATATGTCACAAGTTGCAGTCATCCAACAAGGCCCGGTCCTGGCGATGAGCAGCC